TTTTTAACCTATCTACAAATAGCTCATCCGGTATGCTGAAAAATTGATCTACTGTGATTTTTGGATCACTTGATTGAAGTGATGAAACAGTTGAATAAAACTTTTGATAGGCTGCGCGTATCTCCTCCTCAGGATTGATATTAGGTAAATAATTTTCAGCAGCGTCCTTTTTGTCGATGCCAAGCTGACCGTTTTGTAATCTTTTCCATAGATCCGGCCCAACAACTTTGTATTTACCCTTGTCTTTACGTTTGCCTTCTTCTTCAAGGTTAACTCCTTCAACCTTAGCGACTTCCGCTTTAGCCGCTTTAATTTCATCGGACAGGAGACCCCTCGGATCGCGTAGTTGACCGCTAAGCGAATAAATCCCACTAAGAATAGAATCTGGCCCAAGTATTTTGAATGCAGTCTTGAGTTCATCAGAAGGATAAGGATTCGCCTTTGCATATTCAAGGTTTTCCTGTATCTTTTTTTGAATTCCTTGAGTAGCCTGTTTTACATATAGCTCAACGCTCAAAATTTAGAATTTTTTATTATTTATTTAATTTTTAAGTGATCCGGAAGATTGACTCTTACTGGCTGATCCTGGCTAATAGCACCGCCGAAGACGTCTTCTTGGCTATTATTCTTTTCTATTTCTTCATTCACAATGTTTAATAGTAAAGAATACTCCATGTATTCAAGTTCATATAAAGTATCAAATGATTGGTTAAGCTTCACTGCCAAGTCTTTATTAAGCTTAAATAAGTTCATCAAGTCTAACTGAAATAATGAAAATATCTTTGACAGTGAAGCTTCCTTCCAAAAAAATGTGGCTCTCCGTGACGTTTTTACATTTTTCACAAACGCTTAACACCTTATTTAGGCTTGCCTCCTTCAGCTGCTTTGTGAACTTATGGATAAAGATAAACTTATTATCTGGCCAATTTGCTGAACTAAACTTAAGATCAGTAAGATAGCTTGAATTTACCGGTCGCCAATCACCAATTAAATACGGACCAAACTCATAAAAGGCCTCGTCTATTTCCATTCCCCTATTAATATCGTCTTGTCTTTTTGTCCTGAACTTGTTTTCAACTCCTATCGTGGGCAAGTAAAGATAGAAGGTCTCATTTAGCTTTTCAGAAACTATTTTAAAGCACCGATCTTCTTCTGAATACCATTTCATTAATTCGTTTGGATATTCAAACCCTTTTAAATTATTGCTCAAGACCTGTGTTCTATTTACGTGAGCATCATTTTCACATTTTATGTTTGCCCAAAGCTTATTTTCTTGATTTGGAAAAGTAAGCTCATATATTCTAAAAAGTATGTGATATCGATCTATTTCTAAAAAATCATTGAAGTTTAGCGGTCTTCCTCCTAAAACTTTAATTTTGGTACATGCATTTAGTACGAAATTTATTTTTTCCCGAACATCAAGCGGATCATTTTCATCAATCGTTGACCAGTGTCGAATCTCTCTAGTCTTTGCCGATCTTAATAATAATTCGGTGCCTGCCGGGTAGAATAACCCTTGTGAAGGAAGTGATCGTAGATCCAATAATTTCCAAGAAGACTCAGCGGCAGCTGACATTTCAGGAGGTTCAGAATATCCTTTTATTTGGCCTAAGCTCTTTTGTTCAGGCTCAGGTGCAACCTCATCGACTTTAATCGTGTTTATTCCATGTAAGCGATCCTGCTCTTCAAGAAAACGAGCAGCTTCTTCTTCATCAATCCCATTTGAAAGCATATAAAATAGTTTTTTTATTTTATATACAAAAATAACTGATTGGTTCTAACAGATCTAAGTTTACGTTATGAATTAATGAATTGGGAGAAAGAAAGAGCTCGTCGTGTTGAACTTTCATAGATTCTCTCGATAGTATCGATGTAGATCTCAGTAGACTCTAGAGTAGAAGGATTTTTTATCCATGCTCGAATCGTATTGTTAGCATAGTCGGGAACTATCTTATAAAGCTTTCCTACCATTACCTTTCCGTTTTCAGAATCTATTTGTGAGTTTACAATGGTTCCTCTGACCCTATCTCCGGGTTTAAAGTAGAATCTTAACTTACTTATTTGTAAATCAAATGGGGATAGCCCAGGATCACCCTTAACAGACATGTCAGCAAGAGGACGCTGGCTAACGGATACTCCAGGAGTAAATTGGCTTCTTCCTGTAGTAAAGTTAAAGTCTCCCTTAGTTCCATAGAAGGGCAAGCCCTGCATTAAGTGACCGTTTGAAGAAGCATTAAATTCATCAATTCTTTCCATTAGTATACGGTAGGTATTGCACGTTTCTTATATCCAATAACAGAGTATCCAGTCTCCTCGACTTCATCTCCTAAAACATCTAAGAAAACGAATTTTTTTAAATATACATCGATTACTGGTCTCCATGTTTGAAGATAGGTAACCGGATATATTGGAGCATTAAGATCATCGTTATCTAAGCCCCAAATCTTAACTTGAGTTGCAGTTGCTAGTGAGCTTAGGTCTGCAAACTCTACTTTAAAGATGGGTCCCTTCGCATTTCCATATTGAGCAAGTTCACCGATCTGATAATACCCTAATGAAGTTGTCTCGGTCGCAGATCTTCGACGATCTGTTGGAATAAACGTAGGTTCATAATTTATTCCAGCAGTAAGGTTAATTATTTCAGTTGCGTAATTAATCATTTCTTTAATGTTTTTTATAATGCGTTTCCAAATAAAATCAATGCAGACACTCTAATTGGATAGTTAGTATTTGTGTTACCTAGTACTATTTTATTTATTATTTGAGTCGGATCGTTTGATTTAGGATTAGTAAAGATGGAAAAGAAATTGTACATTGGATAGAATGTCATGTCTCCATTATATTGTGTAATATACAAAGTCACATTCTTATCAGAAATAGGTATTTCTTCTGAATTTAGATCATTCGTTGGATATGTTACTTTTACTAAAATTCCTCTAACATACGGCTTACCGCTTTCTAATATTGCTAATGGAACAGGTAAGTCATTGTCAAATAGTGTGATTTCTTCTGAACTTACTCCTCCTTCTTTAACCGTTATGCCAATACAGGAGTAGCCGTCCGTTGGAAATGCAAAATCTTTTAGACAAAAATCTTCAGTTATCTCCTTTCCATCAACGATACCAAAACATTTATTATCAAACAGTTGAAGAATCGGCTGGTTTTCATAGCCGCCACAACAGTCGCATATCTCGTTTAAATTAGGTATCATTGGCCAGTATTTTTTATTATTTATTTTACTGACGTCTTAATTTATTGATATTCGATAATGGTAATTTAGTTAAAGACACTCCGGATTTTACGTTAGTCGGGGTCTTTTTTTCTAAGTTATCCTCTTGACTTGGTGTAAATTGGACTGTCTCGTCGATCGGCGGAAGGTCATCAGTCTCCTCTAATCGATACTTAGAATTAGCCAATGCCGTGGGTTCGTCCTTTTTTTCTTCTTCAGTAGGTTCAGTAAATATACCTTTTTCCTTGAGTTCAGCAACTTTCTCCCAAACCCTATCCGCTTCTTTTTGCAAATGGGATTTTTCGGATTCTTCTATTTTTTCTTGTGAATCTTGAGCATTGTCCTCTTCTGTATACACAGCAGGCTGTTCAAAATCACGGTCTCCATACTTAATAAAGAAGTGAAGACACGTTAGGGAAATTATGGGAAGAAGACCTCCCTCAAGCAAGGCAAGCAATCTTCTTTGTGAAATCAGATCAGAAGTATCGCTAAATGCTTCAAATACTGGAAGGGTCAGTTCTGCCCAATCCTTAAATGCCTTTGACGTAACGTCAATTTCAGTATAGCTAAAATAGATGTTACCTATGAATTGAACTAGTGTGACTATTATAAAGACTAGCCAAACTGAGAATCCTTTAACCCTAACCGATGATGCTGCAATTGAGGACAGTGCAGCTACTTCTATTGCGATTGAAAGATATATTGCCCAGCTTATTGGGTTTCCTAAATCATACCATTTAACGACATGGGAAATGGAAATTATTGCGACTGAAAGAATCGGTACTAGGAACGCAGCCCTAATTATTGATTCTTTGTTTTTGTTTATCCAAGAAATCATTGAGTTCGATTATTTTTCTAGAACAGAGATCTCCTTGTCTATTTCGGACTGTCTGTTCACATCAATTAATTTACGATCAGTTGACTGAATCATTCTTTTTTCTGATTTTAAACCCTCAATTTTTAATTCTTTTCGAGTTACTGTGATCGATTCTAGGGAATCTATCTTTTGGGATAACGTATCGATCTTTTTATTTAAAGACTTAGTAGGGTTTCCACAAGTATTGAAAAAGATTAATATTCCTAGGATTAAAAGAACCTTAGGATAGTGAGTGTTTATAAAAAATTCTAGTTTTTTCATGTGAGTTTATTTTTTTATTTATTATTACAGAATCATGAGTATTGCTAGTAGAGGAAGAAGAAGGAGGGAAGCAAAGTAACTGATTGAGTAGATTAGGTCCGACCTTTTATATTTTTTAAAGCTAAAACTGATTTGCAAGATGTATCCATAAAATTCATCATTTTGGACTCTCTCATAATCTACTTTTATTGAGTCAAGTATTCCTTCCTTAGTTAGGAAGTCATTATACTTATTCATTTTTTCTGAGATAAGTCGAAGCTCAACGGATTCCTGAGAAGTCTCAGAATAGAGGAGAAGTTCAGGATTAAGGTCGATTCCTATATACATGTTAGAATTAGAATCTATCTTGAGCCCTATCTCTTCCAATTTACCAGTATCATTTAACTCAAGAACTATCTTTTTAAATTTATTATAGTTCGCTAATTCTTTAATACACGTGGAAAATTTTTTGTATACTCGGGCTGGATAAAGGTATTCAAGTATCATAGGATGAATTTTATTTTTTCTTCAAATTGAGGGTTTTTCCTTAACACGGAAAATTTTATATCGGCTCTAATTTTACGAAGTTTTGTCTTTACAGTGTTTTCATTTATTTCATAGTCGATCGCTATCTGCTTGACCTTTTTATTTTTTATCATTTTATCGATGGCGATATTTTTAAGTAGCGGATCCTCAATCAATAAAATTTCGTCGACTGTCGTTTGATAAATGTCATCGATATCAGAAAAGGACTCGCCTTCCTCTAATACGTTATCTGGGAAATCTATTTTTGTGTACAACGCATTAATATCGTAATGGGTGTTTTTCTTCAAGTGATGCAGATAAAACAGGGTCTCATTACGGGCAATCGTATAGATCCAAGTGGTAAATCTTCCTTTTTCAAAATCAAATTGAGCAAGATTCTTAAAAATCTTTTTTAATGTAAACTGTAGAGCCTCTTCCGTGTCTAATTCGTTTTTACAAAATTTCCAGATATAATATTTAAGCTTTGGGTAAATTAATGTCGCTAATTCATTTCTTTCGCGATCAGTATTTTCTTTTTTAAGAAACTTTTCAGATATTTCCTGAATTCTCTCATTGATTTTTGCGTTAGTTGATTCGTACCCCATAATCTTATATCTCCATAATATTATTTTTTTTAATCGCATTAATTATTTTCAAACAGTCTGCGCATTTTTCGTATTCTTCGTGGGATTCATAAAAGGAGATCGCACCCTCCAATCCACTTATGAATTTATCCCGTGTTAAATTAATCGTATATTCTGATTCATTTATCGAAATCTTGATCACAGTAATCTCAGAATATTTTTCATCCAAGTAGTGATTTTTAATCGATTGTAAAAGATTATCATATATCTCTATTTTGTGACGATTAAAGACTTCATCTAATCCAATGTCTCCCTCAAACTTAAGCATTTTCATAACTTTATGATTTACACGATGTTTTCTAGACTATTATACTAAAAATAATTTAACTTTTAAAAAATCTGTCCTTAATTTTTTGCATTTGATCTAGCGCCTTAAGATCAAACACGTGTTTTCGAGATTCCAAAGTTTTTCCAGCAGGGTCGGACTGAGCATTCATGTCTCTTAATGCATCATAGTCAAATGAGGGTTTATTCAAATTTGATCTAAATAGACTAAATATTTTTTCCTCTACTTCTTTTCTATATTCTTGTGAAGTTGCTTCGTATGTCTCAATCGAAAGTTCCCATAACTGATTTGAATCTAGAGATGGAGCCAAATTCACGCAAGTCATGGCAAGGTCGTCATTTCCATTTTGTCCTCGATAAGTTCCTCCTTTGCTCTTACCGAATGCCATTAGCTCCATTACTGTTAAAAAATCATTCGGTATGATCTTTTTAATCTCAACGAAATATTTGAATTTTTCACAATATCTAATTTTATTAGTTGGCCCTAACCTTAAGCCAGGTTTGACATTAACTGCCATTTCAGTGTGTTTTGTATGAACTAGTTGAGACGGCCAATAGTTATCATTATCTTCTAATCTATTTTTTATTATCTCTCCTTTATGATTCATCTCAAGCACTATCCGAACATTTTCTTCTAAATGTTGCGACCTGCACCAACGCAGTAGTGTCGATTTCGCTTCGAATAGCTTCTTTCTTTTTTAGGAGTTCATTAATAGGTAAACAGACAACTTTATATATGTTTAAAACTGAGTAGTCTCCTCCAGTCCCATCCGCTGTATCTATTGAAAATACAAACTTTGATTTATCGTTTTTATAATCATGATAAAGACGTTTTGTCCAATTTGGGTGAATGGTAAAGCATTCATTGATCCATTGTTTGTCTTCAGACAAAGCAAACTGAGTGTTTACATAATCTGCTTTTATATTATAAAGTCTCTTTAGCTCATTTGAGTTTAGAAGAAGTTGATCTGATGAAAAGAACTGTAGACCATATTCCTGATTAAAATCTTCAACTGAACCTAGGTTTGCAATAACTGATTGTTTCCATGCCTCATCTCTACCCTTAACCTGCCACCAATCGACTCGAAGAGGAACATAATCGCTCTTGCCTGCGATCGCATCCATCCAAATTTCATGAAACTTATTTTTACCGTTTGGTGTAGAAGTAATAATTACTTTTGCGTTAGGGTCAGCCGTGATAGTAGGTACGATTGCTCGATAAAATTCATCTAATTTTGCTTCGTCAATGTGAGCAAACTCATCGATGTACAAGACGTTTACGGTAAGACCGATACCTGATTTTTTAGTCGTCGTTCTACCTACAATACGACTGTCATTATCAAATTTAATATTTCCTGAATTGATGTGTTTGATTCCTGGTTTCATAAAGAACGGAAGCCCATCCAAACAGATCCTAAACTTGTCCATTAGCTCTCGAGTCGTAGTAAAATTGTCAGCAACGATTAGGGCAGTTTTATCTGATTTAAAAAGAAGATACCAAAGAATAAAGATCGCAGACGTAACTGATTTACCAGTCTGTCGACTTGCCATTAAGATGTTCCATTTATTTCCTTTAAATGATTCAAGAATCTGTTCTTGAAAATCGCGAAGACCTTCCGTATCTTTAATGAACATGATTCCGTCTCCAGTTTGAATCTTACAATAATTTGTAGCAAAATAGAGGACGTCGGCCTTACATTTTTTAAGTTCTTCAACTTCTTCTGGCGTGTACTCAAAGGGCAGGTTACCTCTTTTTAGGTTTATATCATTGTCTTTAAATGGAGAATTATGAAGACCTTTAATATCAAATCCATCATTTTCGATAGAATCTAACAACTTATTGATTCTAATGGTCGTCCATATTGACGTATTCGTATCTTCCGGTGCACCAGATAGGTTTGATAATTTTCGGTGACTAAAGGCGCCACCGTTTGTCATGACGTCTTTCATACTATTAAATTATTTCGTTTATATCCATAAAATCATCGTCCGCCTCATCATCAGTAAGTTCAATATTTCTTTCTCTCATCAATTCTGATTTATTAGATGGGTCCAATAAACTTCCAGTAGGTACTTTAATGTCAGTCGACTTGGGTTCATCAGGTAAGGTATTTATTAGGTTTTTGGTACCTACCGTAATAAAAAACTGTCCCTCACTTGAACTAGAATCGATTATTTCTGAATCTGGATTGATTGGTGCGGCTGAATTTAATTGACGATAAGTATCTTCAAGAAATAGAACGTAATTTGCCTGCATCTTGGTTATCGATGCCATCTTGTCCTGTAATTGGCCCATGACCTCAATTAATCGAGGATGAGTGTTACCCGAAGTTATCTCTTCCATCACCTTAATGATGGTGATCTTTATTGTTTTTAATTGAAAGAAAAGGTTTGAAATATTGATAGTATCAAGTTCCTTTTTGTGTCGAGCATAATCGTTCTTTTCAAAAATTCCAATGTCCACAAAGTTCTTAAATAGAGAATCGGTGATCTCTCTAGCTTTTACCGTAAATTGATTGCTCATTTCCTCAAAGTCATATGGACTTTCAGGCCTAGTCTTTTCTGAGATCTCGTTATCGATTACCATGTCTCCATGAGTTTCAGTTCCGATCGAACTTAATAGGGACTGAATCTCGTCTCTGAGGTGAGCACGATTTTCTCGGCCCATTCCTGATTTACTGCTACCCATTAATTTATCTAATTTTATTTTCGTACTTATCTAATGCAGGATTAGCGTTGATCTTGATCTGCTTAACTGCTTCTACCCATTCATATACGATCTTCTCAACCTGATCCAATAGATAATCTAGCAGAGGGTGAGCCCCAAACATTTGAGAAGAAAGAGTCTTTTTTAAGATTTGTCCCTTATAATTAAAACCCATGTTTATCCTTTTTTCTCTTCGTTCAAATATGGGACGATATATGCTTTCTTTTACCATGTTAATTAATGTTTTTTGGTCTAGGAACAATATCCTTGACCTGAATGTTTACTGGTCCTAATGAGTCCTCAGTGATTCCAGCAGAATAGACATTTCCATACCTATCTGTGAATCCTCCTCTAATTAATGGAAGCTCCTGATAATCTACTATTATGTCGTTAAACTCATCAATTCCTATGTCTGCTGCGCTTGGTTTTTGAATTTTTAATAGCTCATTCTTCTTTGAGACGATGTTGATTGAAACTGAGTCAACTCCATTTATTTCCTCAATAATCTTAATTAGATCGCTCTTTGGTATTCGGGTAAGCCTAGTATTTTGGATGAAATATTCACCCAACTTATTTAAGATGTCTCGTTTAATGATGTCTATCGAAACATCATCGAATGCTATGATCGATGTGTTTATCACATATTCGCTAGGAATGGGATCAATTATCTGAACGTCCGTAGAAATTAGTTTGCTTCCAGATTTTTCAATGTATTGTAATAACTGATTTTTCTGATAGTCGTTCATTATAAAACGATCGATGTCTGCGCTAAAGTAATCTTGAGCTAGACTAAAAGTCTTTCTAATGTCCGGTATAAGAAATAGGTTTATCATTCTAGAGTCAACGCTATCGATCGAAACGTTAATTATTGAGAAAAGTTTTAATTTTCTAAGCACGCTCTCATAGTGATCGACATTAACTAGCGCAAAACTTTTAGACTGCTTTGGTGCGAGTAATCTAGTTAATTTAGAGTCTTCCGAATTGCTACCAAAAAATGGAGCGTTTGTAGTGGTGATCTTGATATACTCGTTTAGGTTTATCTCTTCTCCAAGTATGCTGAATCCAGTATCAATGAATTCAAACTTGATGCTTGACATATCATTTGTTCGAATGTTTCCGTTTGATCCTTCCGTGACTAAATATTCCACTAGAATATCAGATCCTCTTGGAGGTATCTTTCCAAAATTGCCGTTTCCAAAATAAAGATCGACTCCGCTAGTTATTCCGGTTTTAATCATGTATGCTTTTTCTCCCCTAGGCATGTCAAGCATGGAATCGTATTTTGTCCACTTTTCTCCATTTACGTGAACATTTACCATGAAATTATCGATGTAGTAGTTTTGAGGGCTTCCGACTGAAAAGCTTTCCACCGGCTCACCCTTTGCGGTTAAGGTCTGTGACTCAATGATTCCCTGTCTAATTCCTATTCGAAGACCATTGGTCGTTCCGTTGAATGAAAATTTTATCTCGTCTTGAGGAAGGTCTAAGACATAAACAAGTCCATTATTTTGGCATCTAACTCGAGTAAGATTAGGTATGATCACAAAATCGGTAGGAGGTTCGCCTGCTCCCGGAATGGTGGATATGCTGATTTCACCGACCGCTGATACTGCACGGCTTGGATTGTGTCCAGCCAAAGTAGCAAGTGAATATACTGAAGTCAGTCGAGTTGCCTCATTAATGTTAAGTTCAGTGATCGAGTCCTCAATATAGTAAAAAACCAATTGCGTTAGGTTCTCAACTACTAATAATAGCTGGCCAAATGGCGATGCGGAAGTAAAGATTGATTTACTTTGGCTAAACTTAGTTGTTAAGTAATTTATCGTTTGTGCGAGTAGATCTTCAACATATAAGCTGAGTCTAGTAAATACTTTAAAATTGTCTGTGACTTTTGCCATGTAGCAACTTTATTTATTTTATTTATCCATTTATCTTCAATACAGATCTATTTATTTAATACTTGAGTTTCTATAAAGGATTTGATAAGATAAATAGAATAAAGAAAACTAGGCTAATGTTTAAATCGCTAGATAAAAAAAGCATTTACGATAATACTCAAATTTCATTTAGTTTTGAATTTTTTTCACCGATGAGAAAAATGGATGCTGCCGCAAAGATCTCCAGGTCACTTGGAAAAAAGGTAAGGTGGTTTAGTGATGTAAAAAACGACTTTAATCCCACCAATGAAACCTTTAAGTTATCACCTACATATTCTAACGGGTACAAGGAAATGCAGCTTAGTACTGGCATGCTTCCTTATCAAGAGGCGATTCACATGTACTTAAAAGCATCA